TTAATCAGCGCGACAGCCATCGAGAACAGGCTGAACAGCGCATCAGCGGCGGCCAGGTGTTGTGTATGGACTGCGAAGATGAAATAGGCGCAGCCCGTTTAGCCGCCCTACCAAACGCGGTGCGCTGCATTGACTGCCAGTCTATCCATGAACAAGAGAAACAAAAATGGGCATAGAAACCGTGGGCGACTGGGTTGATGTGATTTACAAGGTGTGCATGGCCGTGTTTGGCGTCTGGCTGTATCTGGACCGGCGCAATGACAAGACCCAAGACCGCATCGCCGAGCTGGAAAAGCTCCTGGATGACCGCATTGATGATCATGGCCAGCGCTTGTGCCGGGTGGAAACCTGGCTGAATAAAGTGCCCACGCACAGTGACTTGGGTGATGTGTACCGGGAAATGCGCAAAGTGTCCGAGTCTGTTTCTGTCATTGAGGCCCGTCTGGCCGCCCTCCAAGCGACGCTGGAAAGCGTTAAGGAACTGACCTCCCGCATGGACACCTTTTGGCGGTCGACTAAATCATGAGCGTGCATGTCGCCCCCTTAATGCTGCATGTGCGGGGCTATCAAGGCACCGTGGATGTTAACCGGCCGTTGCATGCGATGACTGAACCTTATGACTATCACCTGGTGGTGTTGATCAACGATTTAGGTGTAGCCAGGCTGGAAGGACTGGACGGCAATATCGGGCTCAATGATGCGCGAGAAATGTTTACCAAGCTAAAAGATTACGGCGTGCATCGTGTCGAGTGGCGGCATAAAGGCCGGGAAAAACACCATAACCTTTTTTAAAGGACCCCTATGGATTATAACGAACACATGACCGCCCACCGGCGGCTGACTATTTTAACCCTGCTGAACGCCGCCTATACCTATACGCTGCATGAAGTAGATCTTAAAAAAGCCCTGCAGGCCCACGCGCAAGCGGTTGGAACCGATGGCTTGCGCGGTGATTTGCAGTGGCTGCACGAACAGGGGTTGATTCTGGCTAAACAGCCGGACGGCGTCTGGTTTGCCACCTTGACCGCAAAAGGCGGTGATGTGCAGGCGGGCTTAAGCACCGTGCCGGGCGTTGCCAGACCCGAACCGGGAGCGCTGTAATGCCGCCGCGTCCAGCCATTACCTTGCTGCCTGATGCGATCTTGAGCGAATTGAATCAGCGCTTGATCGACAACAGTTTCAGCGACTATGCCGGATTGTCCGGCTGGCTGGCCGAACAAGGCTTTAATATCTCCAAAACCGCCGTGTTCAATCACGGTTCCAGCTTGCAGGCAAAAATGGAAAAGTCCATGGCCCGTGCGCGTGAGCGTATGGAAATCGCCAAAGCCCTGCGGGGTGCCTCGGATGAAGACAAGGCGGCGCTGATGGAAGCCAACGAGATGGTGGCGATGGATCAGATCATGGATTTGTTTGAATCGGTGGCCGATATGGAACTGGATGAGCGCACCAACGCCGTGCCCAAATTGGTCCGCGCGATTGCCGACTTAAACCGGTCCGCGATAGGTTCGTCAAAATGGAAACGCGAGTTTGAAGCCGAAGCCAAGCGGCAAGCCCGCGAGGAAGCCGCGTTGGCAGCGACATCAGCAGCCAAAGCAGAAGGCGTCTCGGAAAGCGGCCTGCTGCGGATCCGCGAAGCCCTGGGCATGGCGGCCTGATGCCTGCCAAAAACATCCCCGCCAATCCGGACGCGATCTTTCTGCCGTTTCAGGAACAGTGGATCAAGGACGACGCCCGCTTAAAGCTGATGGAAAAGTCACGTCAGATCGGCGTCAGCTGGTCAACGGCGTATAAGGCCGACGAACGCACCGCCCAGGCGGGGCAGAAATGGGATCAATGGGTATCGAGCCGGGACGATCTGCAGGCGCGATTATTTATTGAAGATTGCAAAATGTGGGCAAAGGTCCTGCAGATAGCCGCCGCCGACCTCGGCGAAAGGGTGATTGATGAAAAGGCTAAACTTACCGCCTACGTACTGGAATTTTCGTCAGGCCGCCGTATCCACTCGATGTCATCCAATCCGGACGCGCAAGCCGGTAAACGCGGCGGGCGTATCCTGGATGAATTTGCGCTACACCCTGACCCGCGAAAACTCTGGTCGATTGCGTATCCGGGTATTACCTGGGGTGGTTCCATGGAAATCATTTCCACGCATCGCGGCAGTCATAATTTTTTTAATGGCTTGATCCGGGAAGTGCGGGAGCACGGCAACCCTAAAAACATCAGCCTGCATCGGGTTACGCTGCAAGATGCGCTGGACCAGGGCTTTTTGTATACCCTGCAAAAAGCCCTACCCAAAGACCACGAAGTGCAAGCCATGGACGAGGCCGCCTACTTTGACTTTATCAAAGCCGGGTGTGCGGATGAAGAAAGCTTTCTCCAGGAATACATGTGCGAACCGGCCGACGATGACGCGGCCTTCCTGGAATATGACCTGATTGCCGGGTGCGAATATGCCGCCGGTGAAGCCTGGGAATACCTCGATTTAGTCCGTGGGGAGCGCTATCGCCCCCCACAATCGGCCGCTTCCGGTCCTTTGTTCGCAGGGCTTGATATTGGCCGCAAGAAAGATTTAACGGTGCTCTGGGTGCTGGAAAAGCTGGGCGATGTGCTCTATACCCGCTTGATTATCGAACTTAAAAACATGCCCAAGCCGGACCAGGAAAAGATCCTCTGGCCGGTATTGGCCCAGCTGAACCGGGCCTGCTTTGATGCGACAGGCCTTGGCATAGGCTGGACCGATGACGCGCAGCGCGCCTTCGGTCAATACCGGATTGAAGGCGTTACCTTTACCGGCCGGGTAAAAGAAACCCTGGCTTACCCGGTGCGCGGCATGATGCAGGATAAAAAGCTGCGCATTCCCTACACGCCGCAAATTCGGGCAGATCTGCGCGCCGTCACTAAAGTGACTACCGCTGCAGGCAATATCCGCTTTACCGCCGAACGCTCCGAAAACGGCCATGCCGACCGGTTTTGGGCCTTGGCTTTAGCGGTGCATGCCGCGCAAAACGGCACCACCGGCAATACTTACACCCCATTGAGGCTTAAATGGCTATAGACCGCACCTCAGACCAGTTCCTCCTGGACGCTTACAGCGGCCAGGGCGGTTTTGCGACCGGCAATTACCTGATTGCTCATGCCCGGGAAACGGACACGAAACTGGAGCGGCGTCAGGCGCTGGCCGTGTATCCCAACTTTGTCCGAAAAATCGTCGATGTCTACATGGGCTTTCTGTGGAAACAAGCGCCCAACCGTGAGCATGATGACCTGTACGGGGATTTTTTAGCCAATGCCGACGGGGCCGGAACCAAGCTGAATACCTTGCTGTTTTGCTATCAGCGGCTGGCGATGATCCTGGGCACGGTCTACGTGATTGTCGATAAACCCCAACAACAAGGCCAAACCCGCGCGGAGCAAGCCTTGCCCTATTTGGCGATGCGTTTTCCCGGGCAGTTGGTCGACGAAGTTAAGGATGCAGTCGGTACGTGGCAATCGGTCACTTTTAGCGAGCTGTTAAACAACAAAACTGTGTACCGCACCTACACCCTGACGGGTTGGCGGGTCAGTCGCAATCCGGACGGGTCCGAGGTGATTGAACAGGGTGATTACGCGCTGAACCGCGTGCCGGTGGTGCGCTTGCATATTGCCAAACCGCTTAACCCGATTGACAGCCGCAGCCAAAGCTGGGTTTATGATTTAGCGATTTTGAATTGGGATCTGTACAACACCCGGTCCGAATTGCGCGAGCTGTTTAGGGCGCAAACCTTCGCCATACTGGCGTTACCGGTCACCGATGACAGTGAGCGCGAGCGCCTTAAAGACCTGACCATCAGCACCGAAAACGCGCTGACCTATAATCCGTCAGGCGGCGGTGAGCCGTCCTTTATCGCGCCTCCGGCCGATCCGGTCGAGCTGTACATGAAGCAAATTGCCGACACTGTCCAGGATATCTACCGTATCGCAAATCTTGAGTTTGTCGGCGGGGTGCAGCAGTCCGGCGTAGCGACCGCCTTTTATTTTCAGCAGACTAACAGCAGCATGGGTGGCATGGCGGAAATGTGCGAATCGGCGGAAAGTGACATAGCCCGTCTGGTCTATCTCTGGCAAGGCCGCGAGTTTAACGGCAATATTGCCTACAACAACGAGTTTAACCTGACCGATCTGGCGCAAGCCATCAGCACCGCCATGGACACCGTGACGCTGGGGATGGGCAGCAAGTTTGACAAGGCGATTAAAAAACGCCTGGCTAAGCAGGTGTTAGGCAATGACATCTGCGGCACCGATATGGCGGCCATCGATCAGGAGATCGACGCCCAAGGCGATCTGTACGGCGACCGTTTGGCGCGCGAAGGCTTGGCTAGTGCGCCTGCGGCAGTTGCCGCCGAGCCCATGGAGCTGAGCGCCACCCTTGAAAGCACGCCGCCGGTGGATTTGTCCGGGCTTGAAAGCCGCATGGACGCACTGGAAACGGCTGTTGACGGGGTAAAAACCGCCGTTACTGCCGGGTTGCAAGCCCCGCCGGCGCCGAATATTACCGTCGAAGCGCCGGTCATCAACGTGACCGTGCCGGAACAGCCGCCCGCACAGATCACCGTGGAAGCGCCGGTCGTTAATGTCACGATTCCGGAAGCCCAGCCGGTCGTTAATCAGCCGCAACAACCGGTGGTGATTAACACCGGCAGCAATGGCAAGATTATCGACCTGGTGCGGGATGCTAACGGGGCAGTAACCGGCGCGAATGTGCGCGAATCTAATAATTCAGGTACGTAATGCCCTATATAGTCACCTCTGAAACCACGGCATCTGAAGCCGCACAAGCCGCTTTTGATGTTGCAATGCCGGCAGGACATCAGGTCGATGATGTCTTAGTGGCGATCGTTGGGCAAGATGGCGGCGGAACCACGATTGTGGCCAGTGGCTGGACTCAGATCGGCACACAGGCGGCTAATCAGGCGCAACGAACTACGGCTTTTTGGAAACTGGCTACAAACAGTAGCATGGCAGACCTGACGTTAACAGGCGCTACCGATGAGTGGGTAGCAACTATCGTGGTAATCCGTGGGGCGAATACCTCCAGTCCGATCAACGTAGAGGCAAGGGTAAACAGTGCTAATAGTTCCGCTGCATTTTTAGACTCTGGTACAGTAACTACCACCGAAAATGGCGCCCTGATAATCTATGCGTGGGGATTTGATGGAGGTGTCTTTCTAACTTTACCCATGCGGTTTCCGCTGGTCGGCAAGGCCAGCAATGCGTCAGCGTATTGCCAAATAGTGTCCGCATTGAATAAGCCTGCAGCCGGAGAAACCGAAAATGTCAGAGCCTTGGCGGATCGAACGACTGAAGGGGGTCAAGCACTGGTTATCGCCGTTAGAGATGCAAACCCTAGCGCCCCTCTGCTCAGTTACAATATAGCCGAAACGCACAATGTACTCGCGTACTACGGGGATTCTGCCACCCAGGGGTTTGGCAAATTTTCTGAAAACACTGTCTATGAGGCTTTTGATGCGTTGGCGGCAACCTCTATTGCCGGAATCCCGCTCAGTGACGTATTGGGCACACCGTCGCAAACATTAAACGTTAACTCGCCGTGGGGCAATTTTACGTCATCCACCTCCCTGACAGCCACTGCGGGAGTAGGCGTATGGCATGGGCTGTCTCATGCATTAGCGGCGACTGACTTTACAGGTAAAGTCTTTAGCATCGAATTTACCTTGAATAACTACACGTTAGCCAGGGTAGGTGCTATGACATTTATAGCGGTGTTTGAGGACAGCGCAGGCAATTGGAAAGCGTTTTTATTGAATACCCGGTCAGGCAGTTCCATAGCTCTGACGTATAGAGGTTTTGTTGCTCCCGGCTCCACTGCTTTAGACTCGTCGGGTACGCTGGATTGGGAGGATATAGTACGGATCGGCTATGCTTACAATCGGACATCAACAACTACAGGTTCTAGCGCTATTTTAATCAAGACAGCTCTGTTGACAGAGCGTACAACGGTAACAGGAGGCTGTGTTCCTGCCCCTATCACACCAGGGTTGTTAGACAACATAAGTAATGGCTGGACAGCTATGCAGGTAGCAGGCCTTCAAGGCCGTGGGCAGATGCTGCATAAGACCTCTTTGCAGTTAGGTGATGGGACAACTCCAACGTATGTTGACTTTAGCGCAACGAGTTATGAGTTGCCTGTAGCCCCGACCGCATCTATCAAGACACGGTTTTGGCAGATACCTACTGATACGGTAGAGTTTAGAATCAAAGCATCTGCCGCTGATACTATCAACTTAAACTCCTGCGTTATCGTTACTGATACTCGACAGAAGTTTGTGATTGACGCAGCAAGCTCCCCGGATGCTAATTATAGCTTTGCTGGAGCCTCCTTTATAGGTTGGGCAGTTGAAAACAACGTCGCAGGTGTAGAGATACGGGATGCAACCTTTAAACTGTGCCACGGTATAACACTTAACGGCGGCAAGTTAGCCTCTGTAGTTACTGAGTCGATAGCCGACCCTGCGGTAATTACTAACAATCCTGGCAATATACTTGATTGCGATTTTATTACAGACGGCAGTGGACATGCTATCGAGATTACCCTACCTGGAACCTACACGTTCCAAGGAAATCATTTTTTTGATTACGGGGCTGACGGAACGGCAGATGCTGCTATCCACAACACCAGTGGCGGCTTGGTAACACTTAATATAACCGGCGGTGGAGATACCCCAACTGTTAAGAATGGCGCAGGGGCGTCCACAATTATCAACAACACCGTAGTACTAACCGTTAGCAACCTCTTATCCGGCAGTGATGTCGTTATCTACGATGCCGATGTGGCTAGCACAGGCGACGGTTCCAATTGTTTTGCAGACGTTCGATAGCATTGCTGGTGTCAGCGTCGACTATTCGTACAGTTATGTGGCAGGGAAGCATATCAAGGTAGGCGTGTTTAAGCCCGGGGTTTATACCTCTGCTCACCGAGCAAATCACATTATCCACGGTCAACAGCGACGTCGTTATCAAACAGCAGCCGGATCGCAACTATGTCTAACGTTAAAATTGTTTCCACGACCGACGGTCGGTACATAGGTCAAGTGTTCGACAGCGAGGATAATCCAGTGCAACTGGCGGATGATGTCTTGGTTTTTATAGACAGGCAGTTATCAACTACGAACGGGACACGTTTTTTCAACAGTAGTTATATTATCGACGCAGTAAGCGAGGATTAAAGACATGGCAAAAATTACCAATAGGGCACAACTGAACGTCGGTACCGAGATCACTATCGACGAGCCTAACAGAACATTTACATTAGTCCCCGCAGGGAACTTAGTCGCTAAAGATGGAGTGTCAATCCAAGCACTGTGGTCTAAGTTCTCCGACTTGTGGGCTACATCAACGTACCAAGACTCGCCTTTCCCGATGAACGCTATCGACGCGCTATCCGGTCAGTATGCTTTTGGCGTCGATCCAGGCGGAAACTACAACGGTTGGCGCCCGGCTAACGATACGACCCGCGAAATGATGCGGGATGGCGGCTGGGAGGAGTATTCATCAGCCGGCGTCTTACTAAGGGTTTATACCGGCATCGTGGGTTTGGGATCGGTCTCCACCGGTTCACAGCTCTACTACCAGCGAGAGACTGCTGACGCACCCACTAACTTTACGTTTACTGATCAAGCTAACCAAGGGGTTCAGGTTTACGGCAATGCAGACAATGGCAACTTTGATAAGCGGACGTTTTTTAAAGGTTTCGTCCGTGAGCAAGGCAAGAAGTTTAAAGACTCTGTGCTTTCGGATACAGGTAAAACCGCCACAGGTGCTTACATCGTCAACTTGTTGCTATCTAACGAAGATGATTTAAAGATCACTGCGCTCGATGCAGCATTGACCGGAGCGCCTTATTCAGGAATTACAGTGACCTACTATGGTTCAAACCAGAACCGTAGCATTGGCGGCAGCAATTACCCCTTCCGCATTATCATCAACGGCAATAACGCGACACTCGAACAAATTTATACAAAGATACAGTACTTGCTGAGGCAACCCACTGATATTGACAGTGGCGCTGGTACAGTCGTCGGACAAACCGCGGCGTCAATGTTGGAGTTTGTCGGCGATACGCTGCAGACCAAGCTGGGCGTGTACATTGACAATATTCAAGGGGCGGACAGTAACCGGATTATTTTCAAAGATCAGAACGGTGTCGACCGTACCAACCCTTTTACCGCTGCCGGTGTGCTGTCCTTCAACACTTTGCTGGTAGGCGCGGGATCTTCCTATCGATTGATGTACGTTGCACCTCCAGGGGCAGATAATGACTACGGCGAGGCCGGAGCCATTACGGTTCATAATGCGGCAGGGGTTCCGATCGCCGGGACCATAACCGATGCTGCGATCGGCTTCGATTACGACTACGACGGTAACACGCAAGGTGGTTTCTCAGCAGGCACTGACCGCCCTGTCGTTTTGATAGGCATTAGACCCGGTGCTGGTAAGTTTGCGGTCGCCACGGGAACCTTGACGAGGTCTAAAGCCATCAGCCTATCCCTTGTTGCGGAGCTTGACAGAGCATATGCCTAATGGCGATTACGTTTGATCCCGCTAATAAGCGAATCATCCTGGACAGTGCAAGTGTAACGGCTTCAGAAATCTGGAGCCGTTGGGCGGACTGGGTCGCGGGAAGTGACAATGCCAAGTACTTGCCTGCTTGCTCTCAAGTAGGCGGTGATGATTTAGGCGGAGGTCTATCCATCCCTATTTACATATTTCTGTTGAACGGCTGGCGAGTGCGGCCGATGGAGGCCAACCACACGCTGATCATTACCGGCAATTTGTTTGTTCAAGGCGGAGGGGTTCCTGTCGTGCCTACTCTGGGAACATTTAATGTCAGTACTCAGTACACGGTGCCAGTTCAAGCTCAAGGTATAGCGACAAGCGGCAGTGTCGGTCCATCAGCCGGCGTTATTGCATCGGCGGTATGGTCAACAGTGATCGACGGCTTAAGCGCAGAGGAAATAACCCGTATCCTGTTTGCCGCGCTAGCCGGTAAAAGGCAGGGTATCGGAACCGCTACAGAGCAGTATTTTGGAAACGATGGCATAACGCCACGCATTACGTTTTCTCCTGATGCCAACGGCAACGGCACGCCTGTTTTAGATGGCTCTGTTTAAAAATAAGCTGTTTTCCGGCGCGTTATTCGCCGGCGCTCTGTTTTCCGGGCAAGCGCCTGATGTGCCGCAACCTGAAGACCTTCCAGGCCGCGCGGCCCCATCGATCCGGAAAGGATTTGAATCCGGCCCGGAAAAGTCCGATAGTCGCGATTTTGGGAACGCTCCTGCCGTTAACGCATTACCGGCAGGCCTGGTCAATAACGAAGTAGATCAAGGTCCAAAACCGACAGAAACAGGCGATGACGCGGCGTTATTGATTGGCGCCGGGCTCATCGCTGTCGATTTATCAGCGCCTAGTCCGCTTGAAATCTTCAACGAGCCGCCAGTCACACCGCGTGCAGCGGATACCGGACTAATCGCTGATGAGTCGGTAACGATTAGCCCACCTTTAATCGCCGGTTTAAGCGATGATGAAGCGGCGTTATTAGTGATTATCTTGGCGGCGGAAATATAACTAATGAACATCATTGACTTAAAGCAAGCCAAGCAGGACAGAACCCCGCACATAGCCGGAGACGCCCGGTGCCTGCAATGCGGGCATCAATGGGTTGCGACCGTGCCAGCCGGGGAAGCCTGGATTGAATGTCCGGCCTGTCACACCAACAAAGGTGCCTTTATCGGGAAATGCTACCCCCGTGATGGTCTGATATGGGAATGCGCCTGCGGCAATGATTTGTTTTTTAAAACCCCCGACGGTAATTTATGCCCTATCTGCGGGCTTTATCAAGTGGAAAGCTAATTTTAAGAAACAGTAGCCCATATCAAGAATCGTGCCGGTCTGTATGCCACGAATTACAGTCTATAAACGAAGTTGGCATTGAATCATGCTAGTCATTTGATTGTTTACCAAATGAAGCACATTACCCCACATAACCGACCAACGGGCTATCCCGCATGACCGATTACCCTGAACTCTACCGCCGTCTGGCGCAGGAAATCCTGAAGCACGAAGGCAAGATCGGCCGGGATACCCAAGCCTTTGTCGAGCAGCTGCTGATCAAATTGCGGACGGAAGGCTGGCGGATAGGCCCTGAAACCGACGCGGTTCTGACGGAACACCTTCAACAGATGCAAACCGCCCTACAAACCGGCATTGCGGTCAGTGCCCAGGTTGCAACCGGCTTGCCGTTAGCGTCTGAAGTGGTGCGCAAGCTCACTGAGCAAGCGTTTGTCGAGCGCTGGCCGGACGGTTTGACGCTATCAAACCGCGTCTGGAAGTGGCAAAACGAGACCCGCAACGGCGTGCAAAAAGTCTTGCAAGACGGTATTCGTCAAGGTGCCGCTACCAACCGGCTGGTGATGGCCATGCAGCGGGAAATAGAGCGCACGACGGGCGGACAGCGCTTTAAGGTGGTGGAAGCCCATGTCGATGATTGGGTAACCGAGCTGTACCAATCCGCTGAAGCGCTGATTCACGACCCGACCGCCAAGCAGCAATGGCAGCAAACAGCAGGACAGGTGCGCGAATACATTGAGAGCCTTAAAACCACCGGCAGCCGCAATGCCGCTGAACGGGTGTTTGATCAGATCAGCAAAGCCGTCGCCAACGGCAACGAGGTGCTGCTGGAGAAAGCGGCGAAATGGTGGCTGTATGACCGCCAGCTGTATGCGCTGAAACGGATTGCCCGCACCGAAATGGCAACCGCGCTGCACCGCGGCGTGATTGCCTCGACGCTGGACGATGAAACGATTATCGGCTACCAATGGCGCTTATCTGCGTCCCATCCGGTCACTGATATCTGTGATTATTATGCGGATATTGACATGGGGCTGGGCAAAGGCGTCTGGACCAAGGAGGCTGTGCCTAAACATAAGGCACACCCGCATTGCATGTGCTTGATCATTCCCCGCGTCACGCCCATTCAGCAAAAAGGCGCAAGTAATTACGCGAAGTTTTTGCAGCGGCTGCCGGAAGAAAAGCGCAAGGAGTTGCTGCCGGATTGGTTGCGTAACTTCAACGAGCTGGGCATGGCCATGGCCAAAATGGTCAGACCTGACGGCTTAGGGCCGGTCACGCGGGAGATGATGAAGGCGCGCATGGGGGCAGACAAATTTAAGGCGGCGAGCGCGTTGTCTAAGTCGCTGGTGGAAAAGCAGTGGCCGTCATTAAAGCTGAAGCTTAAAATGCCGCAAACCCGTGACACGTTAGCCTCGTTGCGTAACCAAAGCAGCATCCCCGAGGTCGCGGCATTTTTGAGTAAACTGGACAATAACGGTTATCAGGTTAACAGTGATGTCTGGCATTATTTTCGTTATAAGTATCATTTTGGCGATAGCGCGTTAAAGCCAAAAACGCTGGATGCCCGGTTTGATGCGGTATTAAAAGATCCTGATGCGGAAGTGCACCGACCGGATAAGCGGCTGGTGGTGGTGTCCAAAAAAAACGGCAGGATGTCGTATGTTCACGAGGACGGAAAACGTATTTCCGTGTATGCTTATACTGATGTTGATTTAGCCGCTTTGGGGGCACCGTTATGGCTGATGAAAGACTTGATTACGTAAACGGCTATGTCCATGAAATCGATTATGCCTTAGCCGACGGCGAGGGCTTTATTTTGCGGAAAGTCAGGCAGCGCCTCAGCGAGTTGTCGTTGTCGCCTGAACAATCGCTCACTGTTGACTTCCATGATGAAGCGGTTATTCAATCGGTTATTGATTTGGATACTATCGCGGGCTATCTCATTACTGATGATGAAACTCAGCCCTTAGCCAATTGGTGGTGGCATTTAGGCAAAGTCAGAAATAAAACGTACCCTGCCGACCTGCTGCCGAACGCTTTACGCGATGTTTATCTCAATGCGTAAATAAACGCGTTTTAAGCCGTTTTATCTTTATCACCGCTATCCTTGCTTGGCTTTTCATTTTTTACCCCGTTAAATACCCGTTAAATTGAGTTCTAGCGGTATTTTCACCCTTCGTTTCTGCTTGCAGTTGTCACTGCNGCGTTTAAGTTCTGTTTTTTCTCGTTACTTCCCTTTTCTGGTCTTAAGAAGCCCTTCACATTAACCCGTGGTTTGTTTTCCCGTATTCTGGCGTTGACTTCAGGCGATCCCTTCGCCTTTCCGTTTACCCAACCCCGAGGATGCCGACCATGGCCGAACCGTCCGAACACCCCACTCCGGCAGCCACTCCTGTGGATGTGCAGGCGCAAATCAATCAAGCGCTGCAAGCGCANCAGGCCGAGTTCGCCAAGAGCCTTAAAGAGGCGACCGGNCACGGCGANATCAAAGCGTTGACCGAGGCACGCCTTAAGGAACAGGGCCGGTTACAGGAATTGGCGGATGCCAAGGCGCAGGAAGCGCAATCNTATAAAACCCGGTTTGAACAGGCGCATGTTAATGCGGCTTTGCTGGCGGCTTCTGCCGATGCCGTCGATCCGGCCTTGATCAAGGATTTATTGGCAGGCAAAGCGATCTGCGATGACGACGGCAACGTCACTATCGACGGCAAGCCGGCGGCTGAGGCGGTCAAAGACTTGTTGGTCAATAAGCCGTTTTTAGCCAAGGCGCAAGGCGGTACCGGCTCCGGTGCGCCGCAACAAACTCCGGCAGCAACCAAGAATCCGTGGTCAGCGGCCGAGTTTAATCTAACCGAACAAATCCGGATCAATAAAGAAAACCCCACCCTGGCTGCGCAGTTAAAAGCGGCTGCCGGTAAATAACCCTAGGACATCCTCATGGCTAAAACCCTTATATCCGATATTTTAAAGCCCGAAAACTGGAACGAGTACGGGGTTCATCGTACTGCCGAGTTATCGGCGCTGTTTCAGTCCGGGATTGTTGCGACCGTGCCCGATATTACCTTGCCCAATGGTGGCGGTACGGTCAATTTGCCGTTTTTTAACGATCTGACTGGCGATGCTGAGAATTTATCAGACTCTGCCGCCTTGACCGTGGGCAATATTACGTCCTCCAAAGATGTGGCGGCGGTGATTGGCCGAGGTCGCGCCTTTAGCGTTAACGATTTGGCGGGGGTTTTTTCCGGCGCTGATCCGGCCATGGCCATTATCGATTTGTTGGCAGCCTATTGGGCGCGGCAAATGCAAAAAGAACTGATCGGCACATTAAATGGCGCGTTTGCAGCGGCGTCGATGTCCGGCAATGTTCTCGATGTCTCAGCCGGTGGTACCGAAGTTTTGCGAGCCATCAACGAAAACACCTTTATCGATGCCACCCAATTGCTGGGTGATGCCAAAGACGGTATTTCGGCGGTAGCGATGCATTCGGCGACCGAGGCCTATCTGGCTAAGAAACAGATGATCGTTTACGAGACCACGGCCGACAAGAATGTGCGTATCCCAACCTACTTGGGAAAACGCGTGATTGTTGACGATGGCTTGCCGGTCGCTGCCGGTACCCACACCACCTATATTTTTGCGCCTGGGGCGGTGGGCTTTGCTGAAGATACGATTGGTGAAAACGATCTTGAAACCGACCGCGACATTCTGGCCGGTGATACCGTGATGACCATGAGACGCCGATTTATGCTGCATCCGCGTGGGATCAAATGGCAAGGCACCCCGGCTGCGGCGTTTCCGTCTCGGGCTGAATTAGCCGTCGGTACCAACTGGGCGCGCGTATTTGAAAACAAGCAGATCCGGATTGTGCAGTTCAAGCACAAAAACGCGTAAGCACACCGTTCCAGTAATTGATAGGAGTTTGCCATGGGTTTAACCGGGTTTAACAAGGCACGCAGGGATGCTGCCTTAGCCGCCCAAAAAAAAGGATGTAAAGATGAAGCCTTAGCGTCGGACCAGGAGACCGGCCCTGACGGCTTGCCGGTCGATAGCAGTGAGCCGGAAGGGGAACTAAACGCGGAACCCGCCCCGACCGGAAAAAAGAAGAAATAAGCCATGATTACGCTGCAACTTGACTTAGGCACTGTGCCGTCCGTGTTAGCCGCAGTCAACGACCCGCTGACCGTGCGTCGGGTGGTCAATGCGGCCGCGGAAAGTTATGTTGATGATCTGCATGATTGGATTGATGCCGGTCAGGGCTTTACGCCCCGAACCGGCATACTTCAACAGTCCATCAATTGGCTGCCCTTGGGTAATGGCGTGGAAATTTATGCCAATGCCGAATATGCCGGATGGGTTGAAGAGGGCACGGCAGCGCATGTGATCCGGCCGAAATACCGTCAAGCGTTGCGATTTCCGGTCTCAGGCGGTGCCGGATTCGGCTTTGCAAAAGAAATTAATCACCCCGGCAGCAAAGCGCACCCGTTCTTTTTTGCCGATGTGGCCAATCGTGAGGAACGCATGCAAGCCAGGGCGCTCAGTGTTTTAGCAAGGGTGTTGAATGGCTAAGTATTTGGATGTGATAACCGATGCGGCCTTGCTGGCTGATCCGTCTTTCACAGTGAGTGAAGCGCATTTGGCGGCGGCCGATATCTTTGTCGATTTATCCTTGCATGAGCGGGGCTTTAATCCGGAGGATGTGACGCTGCCCAATGCGGTATTGAAAGAAATCGCCGCCAATTGGGCAAAGCGTCTGGCAGCCACTGAAGGCGCAATTACAGAGAATTCACCTTTGTTGGCCAAAGCGAGGGAGTTTGAGAAAAATGCCCAGGCGCTGATCAAGAAACTGACGCGTGAAGCGTTNGGCATCACCGTTCCGGCCGGAACNGCCTTTGGGCAAATTACCTTAGGACGTGGCTGATGAATNTGGATGCNGTCTTGACGCTGCGTGACCGGCTTAAGCATGACGCGGCCCTGACGGCGTTTTTTANCAGCCGTTACAACGTGGCCGCCAAGCACTTTATCGGCTACANGCGCACGCAGAATGCGGCTGACTTTCCGTCNTTGTGTTATGTGCCGGTCCGGCGCAAAAAGGCGGGTCGTCATCAGGAAAGGACGGTCAGTGTCATCGTCGGGCTTAACGAGTCCGAGGTGACCGATGGCGTGTTTGCAGGCGTTGCGCAATCTGAAGCCGTGGTTGAACTGATAGAAAAGGCGTTAATACCCTTGCAACTGGGGGCTGATTTAACAGTGGACGGGGCCTGGATCGTTAACAGCGATTTAGGTCAGCGTCACCCTTTTTACGAAACCGAATTACAACTGACGCTAAAGGTGACGCAATGACGACCGGTAAAGCGGCCTTAACCAAAACGGTTAGGGTCAAGCTGATTAAACCGCACCAGCACGGGGGCATTGATCACCCCGCNGGTGCGACGATTAAAGTTAGACCATTACAAGCTNTTTGGCTGCAAGAACGCGGCATTATTCAAGCTCCAACCCCAACCCAAACTGAGGAATAACCATGTCAGGCGTATTAGCAGAAGGCACATTGTATGTAAATCAAGATATTGCCGGGGTCCCTCAGGGCCTGGAACGGTGGCGCGGGGTCGCAAAGCTTGAGATCAAGCCGAACTCGGAACTGAAAGAAGCGACCTCGAAAGATAAAGACGAATACGGTCAGATTGTGGCGTCGGTGGCGATCAATAAGCCTGCCGATTTAACCGTGGTCATTAAAGAAATCACCGGCCGCGCGTTGGGGATGGCCTTGCAGGGTTCAGTCTCGGTGCTGGCACAAGGTTCAGGATCGGCGACTGATCAACTGGTAACGGCCAAGAAAGGCAGGTTTGTCGAGTTGGGTAATCGCAATGTAGCAACCGCCGGTTTTGTCGTCACCAACTCAACCGCAGCAATCACCTACGTATTGAACACCGATTACCGGGTTAATTACGCGATGGGCTTTATCGAAATTTTGCAAGCCGGTGCTATTACGGACGGTCAAGAGCTTAAAGTGGATTATGCCTGGGGCGCGGTCTCCGGTGAAAAAGTACTGGGCGCTACCGTACCGCAAGTAAAAGGCAAACTGGTACTGGACGGTAAAAACCTGATCGACGGCAAGCCGATGACGGTCACTATCTGGGAAGCCACCCTGACTGCAGATGGTCCGGTCGACTTTATGTCCGATGATTTGATTGAGCTGTCGATGAAAGGCCGGATGACCACGCCCACGGGCAAAACCTCGCCGGTTGAAATTGAGCTGGGCATGGTGTTTAGTTAATGCGCAACATTAAAAACATTCGGCTGGATGACGCCCGGCAGGTAACGGTTCAAGAGCTGCGCGTCAAAGACGTGCGGCGCTTGATGCGCGAAGCCAAGGCGCTTGAGGATCTGGATGTCAAAGTACTGTTGACCGAGCGCTTTGACGAACTGACGCCCCTGCTGGGTGATTGCCTGCAATTGCCCCCAGGGGAAACCCTGGACGAGCTGAGTTTTAGTGAAATTATTCTGATCAAGTCCGGGTTTGTCGAGGTGAATCATGATTTTTTGGAACTGATGGGGCTGGTAAACGCGCTAAAAACCCCGTCAATGACCTCGACCGAGCCTGTATTGCCCTGATCGAACGCGGGCATCAGGATATTGCCAACTACGGCTGGGGTTTTTTTATTCTGGCCGCAACCGCATCAAAACCCGGGACATGATTCATGGCAACAGTAAGGGATACCTCGTTACGCATTCTCATCAATGCGCAGGATAATTCACAACCGGGCATTCGTTCGGTCAGGTCCGGTTTGTCGGATGTCGAACAGGGTATATCCCGCGTTAGAAACGCGTTGCTGGGTTTTTTGGGGATTCAGTTAGGGGGTCAGTTAATCAAGGATATCGTCAAGACTGCAGACGCCTATAAAACCCTGGAAGCCCGTTTAAAGCTGGTTTCCGATACCTCAGAAGAGTTTTTAACCGCACAAGAAGCCCTGTTTGCCATTGCCCAGCGCACTCGTGGCGATCTTGAGGCAACCTATACCGTCTATGGCAAGCTGGAAACTGTTATCAAGCAGTTAGGCGGCACCCAGCAGCAAGCCATCAGCACCACTGAAACCCTTAATAAAGCCATTGCTTTAACCAGCCAAGGCGCGGCGCAAGATGCGGCCGCCATTCTGCAGTTTAGCCAGGCGTTAGGTTCCGGCGTCTTGCGGGGCGATGAATTTAACTCTGTTATGGAAAATTCCCAGGGGTTAGCTCAAGCCTTGGCAGAGGGTCTGGATGTGCCGATTACCAAACTGCGCGCCATGGCCGAAGCAGGCGAATTAACCGCTGATAAGCTGGTTAATGCCTTAGGCGCATCAGCGCCCAAAGTGGCGGAACAGTTTAATCGGCTGCCGTTAACCGTTGGCGGCGCGATGACGCAATTGAACAATGCCGTGGTGCGGTTTGTTGGCAATACGGACAAGTCAACCGGAGCAACCGCCAAGCTGGCAAGTGGCATCAGTAGTCTTGCCGCTAATCTTGATAAGGTCGTCGGGGTTGCTTTAATCGCAGCTGAAGTTTACGGGGCAAAATTGGTACTGGGCTTGATCGCCTCGGCTGAAGCTTATGCCGAGCATAAAGCGGCCGCTGAAGCCGAAGCTGAAGCTATTCAGGCCGCGAACGAAGCGGCCGAGGCTTCGCGGAACTTGCAAGTTCAAATCGCGGGTATTCGCGTCGGCACCGCCAGAGCATTAATCGAAGAAGCACGGCTTCAGGCCGCCTTGGCCAGTACCGAAGTTGAGCGCGCGCAAGCTCAAAGACTATTGGCCCAGGCCATGGGCAATTACCATTCCGCTGTCGATGCCGCCAATGCCGCACAGGAGGCTTTAGAAGACAATACCGAATCGGTAGGCGAGCAAGCGAGTTTATTGAGCAAGGTTTTGGGTCGCTTGCGAGGGCTGACAGAAAAAGCTTTTGCCATAAAAATCGCCATTGATGGTGTTACCGAGGCTTTATCATGGCTAGGGGAATATAACGAGAACATCCGAATTTTTTCCTTTGCCTGGCAGGCTACCATTGAAGAGCTGCAAGCCACCGCTATTCACTTCCTCAGTGGCGATTTTTTAACCAGCGGCACGGATGGATTGCGCCAAAAATTTGCCGAGATTCAGCAGCGCTATGGTGATATGGCCGTTGCCTCAACCGATGCAAATCGAGCCATTGCCGAACAGGAAGCCGAGAAAACTGAGGCGATCAAGCAAGCCGCAATTGAACAGGCAGCAGCATTCGAACAAGTCCAAGAAGCCACCAAGGCCCTGACCAGCCAGCTCGACACCGACGCCAAAACCCAAACCGCTGCAATCAACCAGGCATTAACCGACCGGCTGGCCGCGATCGATGCCATGGATGCCAGCGAGATTGTTAAAGATCAGCAACGCTTGCAAGCCAAAATCAACGCCGCAACGCAAGAGTTGCAGTTGCAAGAGGCGGTTAAAAACCAAAAGTTAGCGCTAATCGATAACGAATACCGGGCGGAACTGGAACAGGCCGGTGCCAACAAGGACCGCCTCAAAGACATCGAGTTTCAAAAACGCCAGGCTAAACTGTCGGTTTATCAAGGCGTGGCTGAGTTCTATGCCGGGGAAGTGGCAAAACTGTCCGGTATTTACGCCAATGAGAACCAGCTGGCCGCCAATGCCCGGCAGCAACTGCGNAATTTAGCCCAGAACCATGAGCAAGCGCTGATTGATATCGAACGGCTGGGCATGACTGAGCGGCAAAAAATCCGTTCTGAAGAGAATGAGTTTGATGAAATCTTGCTGAAAGTCAGAGCCGAACAGCAAAAAGGCGAAAAGGCCAATCAAGATACGATCAATCAACTACTGAGCCGCGCTAAAACGTTACACGGTGACTTAACCACGGCCGCCGTACAAAGCGCGGAAACCCAAAGCGAAAAGAACAGCGCCACCTATGACGCCCGCGAACGCTTAAACAAGCTGTATGGGTTTGAAAAAACCGCCATCGAGGACAACGAAAAAGCGCACGTCAAAAACGCCAAAGAGGCAGGCTTAGCCCTGGAGAACACCAAACAGAAACTGACCGAAGCGCAAACCGTCATCACCGAAATGACGACCGCGCTCAATCAAGAATACGCGCTTAAAATCGGCCTGGACGCCGCCAGCTTGACCGCAGCACAAAAAGCCATTGCCGAGTTAACCAAGCCGGAAACCAAGGTCATTACCATTGTCACCCAAAACGCCGGACAAGCCGCGCAAACCGGCGGGCTGATTCATAAGTTTGCAACTGGCGGCTATACGCAACGCTCCGGAAAGCTGCCGGGCTTTGGCGGTGGCGATAAGGTGAAAGCGCTACTGGAAGCCGGTGAGTTTATTATCCGCAAAGAAGCGGTAAAAAAGCTGGGCTTGCCGTTTATGGAGGCGGTTAATCAGGGGCAGGTTCCGGAAAAGCAGATTAAGCGGGCGATGGGCGGGCTTATTGATGAGGATGAGATTAAGAAAAGGTTGCAACAGAAAAAGTCAGATGAAGATGCAATGATCGTAAGCCGCTTGGTTAACAATATCCCTTTTTACGCATCCATTGGCAAGCCGATTGGAGCTACTGCAACAATTAATCATGCTACGCAAAACATGATGGAACAGCTGAGGCGGTGGGGGCGAAGAGACTTGGCTCCTTATGTCGAAGCAATCATGAAGATGCCCGCCGGAACTATGGCAAAAGATAATTTTATCAGCGTAAACAGTTCTGACCTTGCAAGAAAAAGGGAAAAAGAAAAACATAATCAAGAAGACAATTTATTTTTTGCTCAACGCGATATCGTTCTGGAAAAAATCAAAAACCCCCTCGCAGGCATCAGCAACACCGCATCAAACGCCATCAGTTCAGCAGCGTCATTGCCCGGCTTTGCTGCGCCGGTACCGGTCCAGCCGCAAGCCGCACCTCAGGTGATTGAAACGGTTAACGTCA